TGTAACTGTAGCAACTATTGTTCTTCTTGTACTACCTGTGCACCCATAACTACTACAAGTACATATAACGCAACAGCGACTTCCGGTACAACCACATATACATATGCTGGAAGCGCTACAGCTGTATCTGCCACAGTATCAACCCGTTACTGTAATGCTGCTGACGTTTCTAATCCAAGCAATAGCTGCTTATCTACTGGCACCTGTACCACCGACGCTACAGGTGCGGTTTGTAGCTATACTTGTGGCAATGGCGGTGTAGGAAGCGGTGGAGGTACATGCTATGTGTGCTCTGGTGGAACAGTCAACGGACCTACACCTAGTGGTTCAGGATCTATTTCCTCTTGCTTTACAGTGGGTACAACCGGCACTACTTACAGCTGTAATGCTGGTGATGGTACCCCCAACGCTAACCACATCTGTACCCACAGCACTACCACCACCCCTACCTACCCTAGCGGTTGCCCAAGCGGGCCTTATGCCTCTGTAGCAGGTACTGGAACATACCCAAACTGTGGCTGCCCGTCTAACTCTTCTGGTGGTGGAAACGCTACCGGTTGCCAAACCTGTACAAGCACAACTACTAACTATTACCTTCAAACAATCTACTCAGCTGCTGGAAGTCAGGTCTACAGCATCTTAAACACTACCTCAACTACTGCTGAAGTTAAATCTATACGGGTAAGCGCTGCCAACTCAATTACCTCGTATACCGCCACAGCCTACGATGCAAGCTACAACTATTTGACCGCTATCTCAGGAACTAACTCAACTGGAGTTGCCGGCACAAGTTATGGTATAGTTAAGGCGTATAGCCCTAATGCACAAGGGACTACAGTAGATAACTTCTCAGCACAAGGATTCTAATATGAGCACACCATACGATAGGCCGGCTAGGCCTTGGGACCTATTCAACAAAAATCTAGGCCGTGTACAGACAGATGTTGCAGAGGAACGCTTTGCAATCTGTAAGGCTTGCCCAGAGCTGCTTCCTACAGGAAACTGTAAGGAATGCGGATGCTTTATGTCAGCAAAGGTAAAGTTGCCTAATGCGTTTTGCCCACTACACAAGTGGGAGCAAGTACGAGTATCATACCTAGAGGATCAGGGAGAAACAAATGGATAATCAACCAATGACAGGAAGAAAGATTGCTTTTGTCCTAGACAATGAGGTTGTAGACATCCTACATACCGACGATCGTCTAGCAGCTATCTTTTTGAGTGAGCCTAAAGCTATAGACATTACCGATAAGATTGACACAGAAGGTGTCGCGTCTGTATTGGTCGGGTCGTACTATGATGAGGCTAGCAACACATTTGCACTACCTAACCAGATCTAAGGAGCTCCTATGCGCGGAGAGAACCGACAAGGGCGTTTTAGCATCCAGTCTGAGCATGCATCTATCATCTCAGGCTCTACAGTTGAGCTTGTAAAGACTGTAGGAACCACCATAGAATGGTGGCAGTTTGACTCCGTCAATACCGTAGTAGACCCTATCTACGATGTAGGTAGCGACTCAGGCACAGGACGTGTATGGAAGAACCCTCTTACTATTCCGGTAATCAATGCCCACCTAGAGCAGGGTGTAACCATCCAGAGTGACCGCGGTTTTTATAACGCTGACCAGCTAACTATCGTCATAAATGTCGATGTTATTGAGAGTAAGCTCAACTTCTATGGTGCCAACTACAACAATATCCCAGAGCTAGGCAACGTAGAAATCAACCCAGATGCCTACCTACGGGATCGTATTGTATTTAGGAACGAAGTTTTTACCCCTGTTCGGGTACTTCCAGAAGGCATTATTCAAAACAATTACACCCTTTTGCGTGTACAATGTAACCAGGTAAATGCGGAAGAGCTTGTCAACGACAGTCAATTCCAGCATTACGCCAACTACAGTGCTTTTGACCCAACAACAGCGTAAGGAAACCCTATGTCACTATCACACAGCGTTGTAGCTTTAAATAGCTCAACCGCCGTCTCTGTTACCCCTTCAGATCCAACAGTAACAGTTAATGGAGAAAACTATCCTACATGGAATAGCATGTCCATTAACATTCAAAATGTAGACCTTGTAGCTACAGTGTATATTGGTTCTTCTTCAGTAACCTCGTCTTCATACGGGCTTACCTTATTGCCAGGAACTTCTGTGTCTATTGACAACCTAAATGTTAATGAGCCAGTTTATGCAATTTCATCTGCCTCATCCAGCGTATCTGTACTGGCGGTATTAAAGTGAGCATCCGTCTAAACACTCCTCTAGTTCCCGCAGCCATTCTTTACTACGGCAACTTTGCTTTAAGCACAAGCCAAACTAGCGGAGGAACCACCACAGATAACCTTATTACTTGGGACACAACCAATATAAGCAAGGGCATGACCCTTAACTCATCGGATAAAAGTAAGATTGTTTTTGCAAACCCAGGAACATACAACCTTAACTTTTTAGGTCAGTTTAACTTCACTGGCGGTACAAGTGATTATCACATCACAACTTGGTTCTCTAAAAACGGCGTTCAAGTTCCGGCCTCTGCTTTTACCTTTACCACAGCCAGTGCGCAGGGCTCACAGGTTTTAGCAAACATTGAGTCTCCAATTTCTGTGTTGCCAAATGACTACATTCAATTTCATTGGTGGTCTGGCGCATCAGGAATGTCCCTTCTTGCTACAGCAGCGGGTACAAACCCAACCCGTCCAGCTTCCCCGTCAGCTAACTTAACAATCTATAACGTAGGGTAGGAATAGAGATGGCAAAAGAACACCCAGGCTTTAAGGCCGCACAGAATAAAATTGCAGCAAAAGAAGGTGTCTCCAAGGAGGCAGCCGGTGCTATACTAGCTTCATCCTCTCGCAAGGCTTCGGCTAAGGCGAAGGCTAAGAATCCTAATTTGAAGAAGGTAAAGGGTGCCAAAAAGTAAAGCACGCCCAAAGGCGGTAGAAAAGAAGAAAGCCGCTGCCAAGTTTAAGGCAGACGGTAAGACACACATTGTAGACAAGCACGGCAAAGACGTAAAAGTCCACCACCCAGGTGGTAAGACCTATGACCTAACCAAGCTTGCCGGAGCCGTCACCATCGGTGCCGGCGTTAAAGCAACCAAAAAATACCATAGTAAAAAGGGAAGTGGTGATTAATATGTGCAAAGCATGTGGATGCGGCTGTTCAAAGCCTAACTGCAAGGGCGCCTGCAAGAAGAAGGCTGGTAAGCCTACTACTAAGAAGGGCAAGTAAATGGCTCATAAAGATTCAAAGTTTGAGAAGGGTATGACCCCAGCTCAGAAGAAGAAGTTTGAGGCTCAGGATGAAAAGAATGATGCCAAGCTAGCCAAGAAGGTCAAGAAGACGACTAAGAAGGCACCAGCTAAAAAGAAGTAATAGTTAAGCCCCCCACAAGGGGGCTTTTCCTTTATCCTTGACCTTGACGCCGGATTTATCCGGAACCCTGCTGCTTTACCTTGCGTCTTCCTATGGAGGAATTATGATTAGTCTATATGATCGGATGAATCGGTATGAGACCGACGCCGATAAAGTGGAGTTTATTCGCGGAGTATGCAACTTGCTTCCAGAGAAAAAGCATAAGGGTTTTAATAAAGCGGCTCTTTTAATTGCTACTGGATATGTACTCTCGAAGAAACTTCCTAAAAATGGCTGATAAATTCACTATAGAGGATTACCTTAAAGCCGTATTAGTTTTCGGTGAAGTAAGCGCATTAGGTATGTTTACGCAGCTTCTACGCAGCCACGCCGCATCATTTGGCTGGCCAGATCACTTTGTAAATCAACTCGAGGTCGTCCATGTAAATGGGGGGCCTACTATCGCTATGCCTAAAGAGCTTGAGGATCAGATGCGCAAGCTTAACTACGGGACTCCAAGCGAGCAGCTTTCTCCTGCCTTAAGTACTTTTGCGATGGGAATGATCTAATGCCATTTATCTTAAATGAAGATGAAGCCCTTAAGACTTTGCTCACAGGAATTACTGTTGCTGATAGCGGAAATTCAGCACGGCCTGTAGGGGTTTACTATGGACAGCCTGATAAGGAAATCCGTCAGCAGTCCTACCCATATATAACTATTGATCTCGTGGGGGTTTCTGAGGACCCAACACGTGCTCATCGTGGATACGTTCCTTTGACCTACACCCCTGAGGGAGTAGATACTACTAACATTAATAGAATTAACTACCCTATCCCAGTAGATCTG